CTGTTATGAGACTCATATACCTAACTCGTCTTCTGTAAGAACTTTAAATTCCCATAATCTATCTTTGCAATAATCTTTTGCTGCTTCCCATTTGGATTGATTCTTTGCATATTCATAGACTTCCTTAATCCAACTTTTAGTTCTTCTTTTTGGATTTACTGGAGGCCCAATGACTTGTTTTTTAGGTTTGATTTCAATAACTGACTCTACAATTTTTTTGTTTTTATCAATATACTTCACATAAAAATCTGGAAAATATCTTCGATACTTACCTGTGGTAGGATCCTTATAACCAATGAAAAACTCTTCAGAACTCCATTGTATGATATTCTCATTCAAGTCAAGATATCTCATAAACTTCAGTTCCCAAGAACTTCTGTAAATGATATTGGTTGGATCACCTTTATATTTTTTATAATTTACAGGGCTGTATTTGCCTTTAAGGGGTTCTGACATCTCTTATACATACTATAGGATATAAAACTCTATTTATCGATGGCAATTAACGTTCCCAAGTTAAAGTATGGGATAGAATCTATCAAAGGTGCTTTTTCAAAAGTATCGATGAACAATCAGTTCAAGATTACTTTTGGAACTCCTAAGTCTGGATTAAAGTCTTATTTGAAAACCGCAGGGCTTACTTCTAGTTCTGATGGATTAACTTTTATGGAAAAAATGGAGTTACTTTGTAATGCAACTTCTTTGCCTGGTTCTCAATTGCAATTTTTTCCTACAACTGGGCATTATCAGGGAATGATGGAAAACTTTCCAAGAATGAGAACATATGGTGATAATAATACAATTGGATTGAGTTTTTATGTGGATGCAGATCATAAAATTATTCGATTTTTTGAAGAGTGGATGAATTATATCAACCCATTATTTTCTGAATCTGGATCAATCAGTAGTTCCAGTGCAGGGCAAAATACCAAAGCATTAAATGTGGGAAATATTAATAAAATACGATATCCTGATTCATATAGAATGGATTTTGCTCTTACCAAATTTGAAAGAAATGTTGGATATAAAGGCCCATCAAAAACTGGAAGTCATTATTTAACTTATGAATTTATAGAAGCTTTTCCAATTTCTGTAGCCAGAATGCCTGTACAATATGGGCAAGCTGGTGTTTTGACATTAAATGTCACTATGACTTATCTCAGATATATAACTAGAAATAATACTAATTTTTGATTGATAGACTATGCCATTACCTGTCGTTACTGCACCAACTTATGAATTGGTTTTACCTTCAACTAACAAGAAGATAAAATATCGCCCATTTTTTGTAAAAGAGGAAAAGATTCTTCTTCTTGCAATGGAATCTGAAGACATCACTCAGATCAATAATGCAATTTTTGATGTTCTTGAGTCTTGTATTATTACAAAGGGAATTAAAGTTAGAGATCTTCCTATTTTTGATATTGAATATTTGTTTTTAAACCTTCGTGGCAAATCTATTGGAGAAGCAATTGAACTTCTCATAACTTGTGGCGATGATGGAGAAACTCAGGTTCCATTAACTGTTTATATTGATGAAATTGAAGTTCGGAGAAATCCAGAACACAGTCAAGATATTCAGATTACAGATAAATTAACTGTAAAGATGAAATATCCTTCTTATGATCAATTCATTAAGGAAAATTTTAATCCCCAAAACAAACATGATATTTTAGATTTATCTTTTAAAATCGTTGCATCATGTATTGATATGGTTTATGATGATGAAGAATGTTGGGCTGCTTCTGATTGCACCGAACAGGAAATTGTTGAATGGTTGCAAACTTTACATTCTCATCAATACAAAGATATTGAAAAGTTTTTTAGAACAATGCCGAAACTTCGTTATGAAACTATAGTTGTGAATCCCGTAACAAAAAAAGAGAATACTATCGTTTTGGAGGGTTTGCAGAGTTTTTTCAATTAAGTATTGCAAGAGATTCTTTGGAAAATTATTACCGAGTCAACTTCAGTCTCATGCAATACCATAAATACTCATTAACAGAAGTTGAAAATATGTTACCTTGGGAAAGAGAAATCTATCTTGAGTTGTTGAAAGAGTATCTAGAAGAACTTAAACAAAAACAAAATCAGTAATGGCAATCTCACCCACTTCTTTCTTTGATCTTCAAACTCAAATGCAATCTGAGACTAGATTGAGAAATCAATCTGATACTCAATTGTCAAATAGTTTTATGGGATTGTCAAGTGTGATAATGAGATTATCTAGAGAATTATCTCAAATGACATCTTTTGTTTCTGCTGGGCAAAAACAAGAAAATAAGATTTTATCTGATATGTTGAGAGAATCTGAAATCTCATCATTAATGAAAAAACCAGATCTTGAAAGTGATTTTGGGGGAGTGTCTGGTGGAATGCTTTCTGGGGAAACTGGGAAGTCTTCTGGTGGATTAAGTAGTTTGTTAGCTGGTGGCGCAGCAGCAGGTGGGCTTGCAGCTGTTCTTGCTAGTGTCTTGGGTGGTAGAGATGAACCTATTGATACCTCTGGCGATTTAAGTGGATCTGGTAATGCTGAAAAATCTTTTAATTATTTTGTAAGTAGAGGTTATAGTAAAGAACAGTCTGCTGCACTTGTTGGTAATTTTTTACAAGAAAACAGCACATTAAATCCAAACACTACTAATTCAATAGGGCATAAAGGTATTGCCCAATGGGATCCAGACGACAGATATCCTAAATTAGTTAAATTTTCTGAATCTAAAGGAATGAAACCCAATACTTTAGAAGCTCAACTTCAATATGTTGAACATGAATTATCCACTGGAAATCATGGGTTATCAAAATCTAGATTGCAGGGAACTAAGGGATTAGAAGAAGCTACTAAGTTAGTTAGAACTCATTATTTGAGGCCTGGCGAGAGTGAAGCCAGAGATGATAATAGGTTAAGAAATGCACAAAATGTATTGAAAAGGTATGGTGGTAACTCTCAATCAACATCAAAATCATCAGCATCTTCATCAAAACCATCAACATCACCAAGTAGTTCACAAATTGCATCGGCTTCATCACAGACTTCTGAAAATGGTAAAGATACCAAGTATGATGGTGGCCCAACTAAGGATCTAATAAAAGTTTCTAGTTCTCAGATCGCTGCAGCACCAAAAGAATCTGCAGTGACTGAACCACCACCAGATACTTCTCAAGGAATGATTGCTTCTTATCCTCAAATATCTGCTCCAGTAAGTTCTGATGTTTCTCCAAGAGGTTCAGCTTTATCAACAGGAAGCCCAGATTCAGGAAATCCACTTTCCACGATTGCAAGTTTATCTATGGGAATTCAGGTAGGGTAATATAAAATGACAGTTAAACAAATTCAACAATTAGAGTCAAAAGTTGAGTCTCTTACTCCAATTTTAGCCAAAACCATTAGAGATTTTGATAAATTTGAAAATAATTATATTGATTCTGAAAGGAAAAATAATGCAAGATTGCAAGAATTAGTTTCAACATTATCTTCTCAAAAAAATGAATCTATGATTCCTCCAGGAATTGTAGAAGAATTAGTTTCATCTCGCAATAGAGTTTCAGAATTAGAAGAGGTGATTGGAATTCTTATCAAACAGAGAGATGATTTAAATGAAGAACTTGAACAAGCTACAGATATTTTAAAGAATGTAGATCCTTCTGCATTAAAAACTGCTTTGGGAGCTTCTGGATTAGGTGTTGCACTTGGATTGCCTGGTATGATGCCTGGAGGTGAACCTGGAGTTGATGGCACAGGCCCAGAAGCGATGGTGACTGGTGGAACATTACCCACACAAGCTACCGTAACTAGTGGTGTAGGAATGAGAGAGCATCCTATTTACGGTGGTTATAAAATGCACAAAGGAGTTGATGTCAGCGCTGGAGCAGGCACACCTGTTTCTTCTGCTCAAGATGCAACAGTAGTTCATGCTGGATTTAGGAATGATGGATATGGAAATTCGGTTGTGTTGAGATATTCTGATGGAGCAGAAACTAGATTTGGGCATTTTCAATCAGTAAATGTTAGAACTGGTTCAACAATAAAAGCCGGGCAATTATTGGGAAGAGAAGGTTCAACAGGAGATTCTACAGGATCTCATGTTCATTTTGAACATTGGCCAAACGGTGGAGCAATGTCGTTTGGAAATAATTTTAATCGGAATGCACAGTCTATAATGAATAGTTATTTCAGATATGGTGGTGGAGTCAAACCAAAACCACAACAAGCTGCCCAATTAAAACCAGAAGAACAATCAAGAAGAGTAGCATCAACTGCACAATCACAAACTCAACAGACTGCACAACAACGACAATCATCTTCATCTTCTTCTGGTGCAGGCACAGGTTCTGTTCAACCTAATTATCTAGCAATTCTTCAATTATCATCTTCTAAGTAAAATGGCAATTTCTAATTTTAAAGTCAAAGAGATATCTGTAGAAAAAGGTGGAGAACTTTTTGATTTCTCTAGAGGTGTTACAAAAATAGATTACTATGAAGATATTTTGTCTCCTACTGTTGTTTGTGATTTAACTTTTGTTGATGGTGATGGATTGGCTGGAAGAATTCCAATTACAGGTGGAGAATTTGTCAATTTGGAAATTGAATCAGAATTTCCAACCAAACAAAAGTTATCTTTTAGGGTTGATGATAAGAATTCATTGTGCATTATGAATAATTCAATTTCACCATCCCCACAAAACCAAATCTATTCATTTAGATTGATGAGTGACGATGTTTTAAAAAATGAAACGAGTCGAGTTGTAAAAAAATATTCATCAAAAATATCTTCAGTAGTTCAAACTATTTTGACTGATAAAGAACTTATAGGTACAAAAAGAGAATTGAAAATTGATGAAACGCCAAATAATTATAGTTTTATTGGATCTTTTAAAAGGCCCTTTGATATTATCACTTGGCTTTGTCCCAAATCAAACTCGGAATCTAATTCATCCAACAAATCTGATGGAACAGTTTCTGCTGGTTACTTTTTCTTTGAAACCAAAGATGGGTACAATTTTATAGGGATTGATAATCAATTTAAAAACTCTTCAAATGTAATTGAACTTTTTCAAAGTAATACACCATTGAAACCAACAGATGAAAAATTTTATAGATCTTTTTCTGATATTCAAATGATTAAAAATAATGATGTTTTACAATCATTAAGACATGGCACTTATGCACATACTTCAATTTTTTATGATGTGTATAGTATGGAATATGATGTAGTTAAAACAAAATTAAAAGATAAGTATTCATCTGGGCAACTTAAACCTTCAAATCCAGATGTTTCATCTGTCAAATTAAATGGATTAGAAGATTATTCATCTAGACTTATGTTTAGAATTCTTGATCGTGGTTCTATGAAAGATGATGGGGAACAGTTTGATCCACCCGAAGTAGCCAAAGAGCAAGCAAATGCTTACATGAGATATAACTTATTGTTTGCAAATTCAATTAAAATTACTTTACCACTTAACCTTGAGTTAAGTGCAGGGCAGATTGTAGAATTAAACATTGCTGAAGCTTCTGCAAATTACAAAAAAAATGAAGATAAATATGATAGAAATCTTAGTGGAAAATATATGATTTCCAAACTGAGACATAGTATGTTAGGCGATACTAATTTTACTGCTTTAGAACTTATTCGTGATAGTTATGGAGTCGAATCGGAGTAATCCAATGGAAAAAAGAACAATTGATCAACATATCAATCAAGACATTCAGGAAATTGACGATCCATATACAAATGGAAATCGTCGCCGTCATTTGGAAGAAGAATTGGAACAACTAGAAAGATATAAGTCCAGTCATCCAAATGATGATCATGATCCAACTGGATTAGAATTGTACTGTAACGATAATCCTGAAGCTTTAGAATGTAGAATGTACGATGATTGAACAGACTTTTTTCCCAAGTAATTTTATTGGTAGAGATGGATTCAAATGGTGGATTGGGCAGGTAGCTGATCCTACAACGAGCGGGTGGAGTAAAACTGCTACACTTGAGGAAAAAGAAGATTGTCAATATTATCGAGTTAAAGTTAGAATTCTTGGGTATCATCCACCACCGCCAGCACTTGAGGACGCTGAACTTCCTTGGGCTCATGTCTTAGTTCCAACTGGACAGGGTTCTGGCATGAATGGTGTTGGTGACTTGCATAATATTCAAGGTGGAGAAACTGTTCTTGGCTTCTTCATGGATGGTGATGACTGTCAACAACCTGTTATTTTCGGTTCGTTCTATCGTCAAACTTTTCAGAAAGCTAAATCTCTTTCTGAAGGAGAAGATTACTCTTTTAAACCATATAATCCCCCAAAAGAAGGGCCAATTTTACATCTGATAAAACAGAAAGAAGATGAAAAAGCTGGTGGAAAAAATGTAGCTACTGGTGAGGAAACTGATGCTGGAGATCCTGAAGAATCAACTAAAAACGGAGTTCCAGTTCCAGGAAAAACAAAAGCTTCTGCTGCATTTGTCCAAGGAACAATAGATCCTGTTACAACTCCAAATCCATGTGGCAATGATGATGTATCAAGAATTCAAAAATTCTTGATGGAATTTATGAATCGAATGAGGGAGATTCAACAATTCCAAGAACTTTATATCGATCCAGTTCTTCAAGAAATTGTAAATCTTGACGATGAACTTAAAATTTTAGCCAAAAAGATTCTCGGAGTTATTACTGGATTAATTACCAAAGCTAGAGATTTTGTCCTCTCAAAGGTTGGAACTGCTGTCAATACTTTTGTTGGAACTATTATTCCAAAGGCTCTTCATCCAGAAACAGGGCAAGCAACAAGAACCATCATGGATTTAATTTGGTGCTTGTTTGAAAAACTTTTGGATATTCTTTTGGATATAATTCTTGAAGTTCTTTCTGAATTAATTAATAAAGCATTTGATATTGTTAAATGTACAGTTGATAATTTCTTAAGTAGTATATTTAATTCAATTAGTGATTGGATTGATGAAAATCTTTCGCCAATTTTAGATCAGATTAATGATGTCATTGGTGGTGCCTTGGGTTCGGTTGGGAATGTCATATCGCAAGCTTTAGAATATGCAGGTATTGTTTTGAATATTATTCAAAGTTGTGACGTTGTGCCTTGCCCAACTCCATCAACTTGGGATCCTGGTAAAGGTATTCAATTTACGACTTTTGATGATTGGGGAACTGTATTGGATAATCTTGGTTCCGAAGACTTTGGTGAGTGTGATAATACCTTAATTTGTAATTCAGAAATTGTCTTTAGTGGAGGTGGTGGATTTGGAGCTGCTGCTACATTATTAGTTGATGCTGCAGACGGTGGAATTATTGGAGCTGATGTTACTGATGGTGGTATTGGTTATGTTGATTCTCCATTCGTTTCGGTAGAGGATAATTGTGGTGGTAGTGGAGGTAATTTAATTGCTATTATTGATGATGAAGGATCTGTTACTGATGTGATTGTAGATGATCCTGGAAGTGGTTATACTGATGGATCTGATACTAGTGATGACACTGAAAATGGCGGTACTGATGGATCTGATACTAGTGATGACACTGAAAATGGCGGCACTGATGGATCTGATACTGGAGACGTTTCACCTAAAACAAAATGTGGATTTATTTTTGGCGTCTACGTTAAAAAAACAGGATTTAATTATTCTCCAACAGACACTATTACAGTGTTGAATTGCGATGGAACTCCAAGCAAAGCTACAGTTATGGAAATTGTAACTGGGCCAATTAATGGTATAATTAAAGTTAAAGTTAAAACTTCCGAAGTATTTTGTGGCTGCCGCCCTAAAATTCAAATAAATAGTTCAACTGGACAAGGTGCAATTCTTGTACCTATCATGAGATATCGTGGAGGAAAACCTGTTGATCCAGACTCTGGCGTAATTAGTGTTATCGACTGTGTTGCAAAATAATGGCAGAATATTTTAATTTATCAAGAGAAACATTTTCGATGCATGGTGGTGGGGAAGAAAAACCTCACGGTAAAATCATGTGGGGAGTTGAAACTGAACTTGGCGATGGCACGAAATTCTATGAAAATGGAAGACATGTTCTCAAAACTGGGGAAACTTCTTTAGAAGTTGTTGGTAGGAATCTTAAAGTTAATACCAACAGTGAAAATCCTTTTAATCCAGCTAAAATTATTAAGGCAAAAAGAGGAGATATTCTTTTACAAGCTCAATCTGGATCTATTATCCTTGATGCTGAACAAGTAGTTATAAAAGCTTCGGGAAGTAAGAAAGATAAAACTGGTAACATTTTCTTAGGTGCAAATGTTTCGGTTCAAGTTAAAGCTCCTGATATTCAAATCAAAGGAACTAAAACAGCAATTACTGGAACTCATTCAATTAGTTTGATTGGTAAAAATTATATGGATACTGTTTCGGGATTCATCAATTCTTCTTGTGCTACAGATCTTTATAGTGGTTCACTATTCACTCAACTTGTAAATATGCAAAAAACTTTATCTAATGTATTTGGAGTATAAATTATGTCAAACCTTGGCAATCTTGGAGTAACAGATTGTATTACTTTAGGTAAACAACTTGTTCTTCCAACCGAAACTGTAAGTGCTACTGGAGGACTTGGATTACTTGCAGGCCCAATTTTTGTAGGGCAACCAGCACCTGCTGTTTTTACTGCTGCTAGACAAACAGCTCTTTTGAATATTGTCCCTGCACCAACATCGGTTCCTGGTGGAAATGCACTTAATATTAGTGCGGATGGTTTAGGAGCTCTTCCATATCCCACATTTGGATTATTTGTAAACGCAAATTTCAATTATATTTCTTGCACCCAGGCATCTAGTATTACGATGTCTACTGCAAATATTACTTTCTTATCGCCATCGATGAGTTGTTTTACAAATGAAGTTCATATTGGAACGGTAAGTCAAGCGGGAGCAAAAGCAGAAACAGGTGCAAAAGCTGATGTCGGTGTTAGAGTCGAAGCGAGTGAAGCATCACAATTATCTGATTTAGTTGTTGCTGGGCCTGTTACTGCAGTAGACTTTTATAGTGTTGCAACAACTTTGAATGAAACGTTTGCTATAGCAGTAAATAAAAAACCTTTTGATATATTGCACCCAACTAAAGATGGACACAGATTGAGATATGTTTCTTTAGAAGGCCCTTCTGCAGAAGTTTATTTCAGGGGAACTTTAAAAGATACAAATGTTATAGAACTTCCAGATTATTGGAGGGGGTTAGTTGATTCGGAAACAATTACTGTAAATTTAACTCCCATTGGATTTTATCAAGAACTTTTTTATGAACAAATTGAATGGGGATCAAAGATAAAAATTGTTAATTCTTCTGGTGGATCAATACATTGTAGTTTTATTGTATATGGTGAAAGAAAAGATACAAGTAAGAACATTCCAGAATATAAAGGCTTGACACCCAATGATTATCCAGGAGATAATAGTGAATATAGATTGAGTTGATATGAAAAAAGTACATGAACTTTTTCCCTTGGTAATATATCAGGGATCTTTAGATTGTCATGAGGATTTTAAGAATAATCATTTAGAAGAACTAAAAAAATATTGGTTTAATGGTTATGAGTATGAATCTCCAGAAGCTTCATCAAATATTTTTGTTCATTTAAATCAAAATTATTATGAACTTTTTAAAGGGTTGAGAAATATATTTGATCAATATTTTGATACTCTTAATATTAAATATGATAGACTAAACTATCATATTGTAAAATCTTGGGTTGTTTATCATAAGGATGATACAACTCCACCAATGGCGCCACACAATCATAACGAAGCAAATATTAGTTTTGTTTATTACTTAAATACTGATGAAACTTCGGATAAATTTGCTGTAACTCAAATGCCCTACCAAAATAGAAATGAAGTTTGTAAGGGATTTTTTGATACTGCAGATGTTCATAATATTATGACAAGTTTTAATAGATATAATTGCAATTTTTATACAATTACTCCCATTGAGGGTACTGTGATTGTTATGCCTACAGAAACTTATCATAAAACAATTAAACACGTTCCAAGGACGACTGAGAGAGTTGCTATTGCTGGAGACGTAAGAGTTACTTTAAAACCAGAGCATTATAAACATCATCAAGGATGCACTCATCCATCTCAATGGTTGCAACTATGAATTTGAAAGCATACAAGTTTGTCTCTGATGATAGAGAACCTATATCTATTCCCCATTCAAAAATATGTTATCCGCCCCCATGTTTAGATTATGTTGATAATGTTGATACTTCTTATCCTGGGATAGTAATTGATTTTAATAATGGGTATTATCTAATAGAAGATGGGGTTCATAGAATTGCAAAATTGCAAAGAGGTGGTATATTTGAGTCTCTTTTTTATGTGGTTTCTATTGAAGAATATAAGCAAGGAATTGTTCATATGATAGTCACAACTAAAGATAAAAAAGTTTTAAAATATATTTTAGGTGAATGGAGTCATAATCATTTGTCTTTAATATCCCACTAAATATTTAATAAAAGAAATTGTCATGGCTGAATCGGATACATCAAAATATATTAAAGATAAAGTTAGTGGTAAGATAAAAGCAAATCAAGAACAAATAGAATTTTTCACGGAAAGAACTACAGTTCTAGACAATGAAAAAATTCCTCTAGACACGGCAATTAAAAGTGTTGATAAAGTTGTTCTGGATCAAATTATTGAGGTTAATACCAAATTAAATGATGTAAAGACAGCTTATCAAAATAGAGTTGATGCAGGCACTTGTAGGACTGATCTTTTTTGGAGAAGAACTGGAATCGGTACTGTCGCTGGTGGAGGTGGTTCGGGATATTATATAAGACACACATACCAATGTCAGAGAACAGTTGCAACTGGATATGCAACAACTGTAGCATATATCTCTTCTGCTCCAGATGGTGTTAGTATTTCTCCTGCAGGATTACTCGGATATGTATCTAAAAATTTGTATGGAATACGATACTATTATGAACCATATTGCGAAGATGTTATCGATTCATTTGTTTCAGGCTTTATTGGAACTGTTGGAGCTGGAAGTAGTGTAGTTACAGCTTTGGTTTCGGTAGACTCAGGTGCATTGAGTGGTATAAGTGTTGGCCAACTTTTAGTTTGCGAAAAAGATGGAGTATTTGTTATTGAAAATAATGAAATAGTTGGAATCGGCACAACTGTTGCAGATCTTTCTGTTATAAATTCTGGGCTCTCTACAGAATCTACAGTTTATACTTTTACTGTTGAATCTGGTGCTCTTTCTGAGGTATCAGCTCCAGAGAGTGATGGATCTTTCGTTGAATTTCAAGTTTTAAAATCGGCTTCTCAAGTAGGAAATCTTTCTCTCGCTTTTGGAACAAATCCATACTCCCCACAAAGTATTGGAATTATGAAATCTTCTGAACTTGGAAAGGGTGTAAAGGTTGAATTCACTAATCAAGGTTGGCCATCTGCAACTCAAAGTTGGAGGCCTGAATTGGAAAGTGCTGGATTATCTAGTAAACCACAGGTAAGTGCTGGAAAATTGTATTATAATGTTGGATTTACTCGAAAACCGCAAAAATTTTCTGGCGGAAGTTGGGTAGATGCTGACATTGGTGATGTAGCTTACCTTTATTATCCAGGAGATGTAGTAGCCCCAGCTGATACTGCTAGAGTTGAAGATATGGGGACTTGTGCATCGGAACAATCTGCTTTGGATTCAGCGATTGATATTGCTGATGCTGCTGAGGCTGAAATTTCTTCAGGCACTTCATTGATTACTCAAAGAATGAACATTGCTACAACGTTACGAAAAGAAAGAAATAGTATCAACATACAAATTTGGGGCAATCGACAATTAATTGGAAAAATGAATGAGGAAATTACGGATTTTAATTCAGTAAAAACAGCATTGAATAATAATGCAGTCGTTGGAATCATAACTTAATAAATATACTGTTTTTCTAGATGATAAATATTACAGAAGAAAAAACTCCATTATAATCACATGGCTCTCAGTAGATTAGAAAATCTTATTAAGAATGTTGAGGGAAATCTTTTATATGTAAATCCCAATGACATCGATGCCACAGATTCGATTACAAATCAAGGAAACTCTTTAACTAGGCCTTTTAAAACTATTCAAAGAGCTTTAATTGAAGCTGCAAGATTTTCTTATCTTTCTGGTGGTAATAATGATAAGTTTGACAAAACTACAATTATCTTATATCCTGGTGAACACCTAATTGATAACAGGCCAGGATATAGTGTTTATGACAGTTCTGGAACTGCAATTTATAAAGATGTAAATGGAAATACAATCGGAAGTTACATTCCTACAGGCATTTTAGAATCAAGTAATTTAGATTTAAATAACTCTTCCAATATTTTATATACTTTTAACAGTGTAGATGGTGGCGTAATTATTCCAAGAGGAACTTCATTAGTTGGTTTAGATCTTCGTAAAACAAAAATCAGGCCATTATTTGTTCCTGATCCAGAAGATTCTAATATTGAAAGATCTGCAATTTTTAAAATTACTGGTGCATGTTACCTTTCAACTTTTTCGGTATTTGATGCTGATCCTACTGGATTTTGTTACAAGGATTATACAACTACTAAGAATTCAACTGGATTTTCTCATCACAAACTCACAACTTTTGAATATGCTGACGGTGTAAATCCTGTTGTTGGAGTTGGTAACAGTGATACAACTGATCTTCAGATGTATTACTATAAGGTTGCACAAGCTTATGGTGTTCCATCAGGTAGATCTATTCCAGACTTTCCAGCTTCAACTGATTTTGAACCAAAAGTTGATGAATATCGAATTGTTGGAGAAGTTACCTCTACAGACTTAGGTATAACTTCAATTCGATCTGGAAATGGTGTAACAGGCACAACATCAATTACAGTTAAAACAAATGTAGATCATAATCTTTCTGTTGATACACCAATTCGTGTAATTGGAATTTCTACTAATTCCGATATTTACAATGGTTCTTTTGTTGTAACTTCTGTTTCTGACACAAATACTAAAGAATTTACATATACTGCGAGTTCGATTCCATCTAATGTTTTGCCAAATGTATCATTCTTGGCAAACTCTAAAGTTATTGTAGAATCTGATACTGTAAGTTCTGCTTCTCCATATATTTTTAACGTTACAATGAGATCCGTTTATGGTATGAACGGATTACATGCCGATGGAAATAAAGCAACAGGATTCAAGAGTATTGTTCTTGCTCAATATACTGGAGTAGGACTTCAAAAAGATGATAATGCTTTCTTGAAATACAATAATGGTATTTACCAAGATCAAACAACCTTAGGATCATCAGTTTCTCTGCATATAGATCCAGAAGCAGTACATAAACCTGAATATAGAAACTTCCACATTAAGAGTTCCAACAAAGCATATATTCAAAACGTATCTATTTTTGCTATTGGATTTGCAAATCATTTCATATCCGAATCTGGTGGTGATCAATCAATTACAAACTCAAACTCAAACTTTGGAGCTAATTCATTAAAATCCGTAGGATTTAGAAACGAAGCTTTTTCAAGAGATGATGTTGGATATATTACACATATTATTCCACCTAAGGAGTCTAGTCCTTCAGAACAAAATATTCCTTGGTTAAGTTTAGATACTACAAAAATTATTAATGCTGGAGTTGGATATACTGACAAACTTTATATTCAAGGATATACTGATGAAGATATTTTACCACCACATAATATTGATTCTTATAAAATTGGTGGAAGAAAAGACGATCAGTTATACTTAAATGTAACCATCAGTGGTATTGTATCATCTTTCTCTGCTCCAATTTATATGCAGGGAAGTACTTCAACTTCTAGAGAAAAATCATTTAATGTTTATAGAAACTCTGGAATTAATGAAGTTTTATCAAATGAGACTGTTGTATTAACTCAAGCTCATAATTTTACATCTGGAGAAAAGATTATTGTTGTTGCAGAAAACGGCGATATTCCTGATGGATTGACAAATGAATCAATTTATTATGCAATTACTACTGGAGTTTCAACTCATATTAAATTAGCAGAAAACTTTAATAATGCTACTGCTGCAACTCCAGTACCAATTAATGATATTCAACAAAATGGTGGGAAACTTAGAATTGTAAGTAGAGTTGTTGACAAAATTCCTGGCGAACTTGGGCATCCAATTCAATTTGACTCTACAAATTCTCAATGGTATTTGCAGTCTAGTTCTACTAACAATATTAGAACTAGCATGATTTCTCTTGGAATTAATGTTTTTAGTGAACAATCTCCAGTTTCATACTTTAAGAGAAAATCTGATGATCGTTCAATTACTGATAGAATTTATAGAGTTAGATATGTAATTCCTAAAGAACTTGAAGATGCAAAACCACCTTCGGATGGATTTGTTCTCCAAGAATCAAGTACGGTTTCAATCAATTCTGGAGATGAGTCTTCTACTATTACTGATCCAACTGTTTTAAGAAATCCTAAGATTATTGCAGACGCTTCTTGGACATCTGGAATTGCTTCTGTAAGAACAGAAAAACCACATGAATTTTTAGTTGGTGATGTTGTAAAAGTTTCTAAAGTTACAAGTGGAGTAAACACCACTGGCGAAAATGATATCGGATTCAATGGAATTTATACTATTACTACGGTTTCAGATTCCAAAACTTTCAAATATTCATTGACGGATAATCCAGGTTCTTTTACAAATGTTTTAACCACAAGAGATGATACCCTTCCAGTTGTTTCTAGAAATGAGTATAAAGATGTATTCTCTATTTTTAGAAGAGAAGTTATTCAAGAACATTCTGCGGATAAAAGAGATGGTATCTATCACTTAACCCTTATCAAAAATAGTGTAGAAGCTTCTGATTCTAATTTTAGTGGAGAAAAATATTCTCAACCAGTTAGAAATCTTTATCCCCAACAGGATAGAGACAATTATAACTCAGATCCAAACCAATCTATAAGCTTTGCTTTAAGATATCCAACGGGAAGAGTTGTTCTAAATGATTCTAGAAATTCAATTACAAAAGAGTCTGTTTTAGATCTTTTAGAGTCAACGAGTGTTGCAATTGGAATTACAAATATTACTTCAGTTGGAACAGCTGCAACAGTATTCACCACAAATTCCCATGGATTAAACCCAGTATTCTCTTTAACTAAAGTTGGTGGTGGAAGTGGATACTCTGCAGACACTAGAAATGTTAGATTAGTTTCCACTGGAATCGGAACTGGTTCTGGACTCACAATTAATATTCTTACAGTTTCTGGTGGGGCGATCAGCACCTGGGAAATTGTAGATAATGGAAGTGGTTATGTTGTAGGAGAAACTCTAACAACTTCTGGTTCAGTTGGAACTGGAGCAACTTTTACAGTTGCTGCAATTAGAAATGATGTCAATAAAGCAGTTCAAGTTGTTGGAGTAACAACAACAGGATTTGGTGGTGAATCAAATTCTTATAATGGATTGTTTAGAATTACATCTATTAAAGGGCCTAAAGAATTTTCATTCTCAATTTCAGATGATGGAGGAACTTATAGTTCTGGTGGATTAGCTTATATTGTTGATAATGCGATTGGAATCACTTCATTTGTTTACAACTCTACAACTGGAATTGCAACGGTATCTACTGGTTCAACTTCTCATGGATTGTTTGTAAACAATGGATTCTCAATTATTGGAACATCTCAAACTCAATTTAATGGAACATATCTTGTAGAAAGTAGAGTTGGAGTTTCCACATTCACTGTCAATCTTGGATCTGGATTGTCACTACCGTCTTATAGTGGCCCTGCATATATTGTTAAGAACTCGATCTCAGTAAATGGGGAGGATACGAATAATTCAAATGAGAATATTTCCAGAAGACTGATTTCACTTTATGATAAAACATCAGTTCAATTAACTGCTGATATTTCATCTACTGCATCTTCTGTTGGTGTTTCTACTAACAATTTAATCAACAAAGGTGATTTCTTACAAATTGATGATGAAATTGTTAGAGTTGCAGATCAGCCAACAAGCACAACTGTTTCCATTCTTCGTGCTGTATTGGGAACAAGGCCATCATCTCACGTTTCTGGTAGTGAAGTTAGAAAAATTAAAGTTATTCCTTCGGAATTTAGAAGGCCATCATTTATTCGTGCATCGAATCATGCATTTGAATATATGGGATTTGGCCCAGGTAATTATCCAACTGCTCTCCCACAAAGACAATCAAAAGTTTTAACGATTCAGGATCAACTTCTTGCTCAAAGAAATGCTGAGTCTGGTGGCATAGTTGTTTATACTGGTATGAATGAGTCTGGTGACTTCTACATTGGTAACAGAAGACTCAGTTCTAACACCGCACAAGAGGAGACATTAGAAGCACCTATTTTTGATTACTATGGTACTAGTACTTTAGAAAGAAAACTGAGTGCAATATTCGATGATGTTACTATCAGAGAAAGAATTAGAGTTGATGGTGGAACTGGAAACTTGATTAGAAGTGAATTTTCTGGCCCAGTTTCATTCTCAAACAAAGTTACATCTACAAATAAAATTGAGTCCAACTCGTTCCTGGTTAAGGGAGAATCTGACAATCCAAGTGAAATCACTGTAGGAATTGCAACTCCAACTTCTACTGGGCAATCGGGAGATATTGTTCTTCGTGATGTTCCAACAACAGGTACTTCTTCTGGTTCATATCTTGGTTGGGTTTGGACAGATTCTTGGAAGAGATTTGGTGCAATTAGCACAGACAGAGATTCGTTTACTTTACTTGTAGATAAGATTGGTATTGGATTGACAGATCCAGATCGTGCTATTAAAACAATTGGATCGGTGCAATTTGGCCCAACTGTTTGTGGATCTCTTGACGTAACTGGTATTGCCACATTTAGAAATCCA